TGTCTTGTATCTGTTGTTTGGCTATCTAGTGGAAGACCCCCATAGAATGGTTGGTACATCCACTGCGCCCCATACATGATCCACATTTCGCCGTTCTTCTCGTCGCAAATGAAATCAATATGGTCTAAAAGTCTTGGTATGGAATAAATTGATCCCAATGGAAACCACGGCCACGCAGGGGAATATCGAATATCAGGGTCAGTTGTAAGGGGATCGGCAATCCCGGCCCATGTCCAAAAATCACTCTGATAGTCTAGTGAATAACCGACATTAGAATCAAGCCCCATCACCCATACGTGAGGGGTTAGGTCATAATCTGAATAGGTTCCTGTTCCAAATACCGCTAACTCACCCGGAGCGCCACCACCCGTATCGAACGTTGTCTCTTTTGAGACTTTAGCCATTGCAATGATAATAAACTTATCAGGAGTAGACCCAACCGCTAAATGACCACCCCATGGAACCACCTTTATAGATGTGTATCCTGTGCAGTTTACAGATGATGGTAGTGGTGGTTTTGCCGTCTGCTTGAACAGTACCTTGTCGTTATCTATATCCTCCACCACTACAGTTATTTTTCTATTAAAATCATTCGGCCCCATAAGATTAATATTGTCATCAACAGATTCAGCCCCGTATACCGTACACTTCAATCGTCTTTCTCTGCCTTCGTCAGGTATGAGGAGAAACGCGCAGTCTATAGCTAAATTTGGTTGAGCATTATTGGTTTCCTCCATTGCATCGCTAGAAGCAGGGAGCAGAGATCCGATGGAACTTTCTTTAGGCTCTACTGCGAAATTGAATGAGTTAGAATCGCGCCAATTTTTAGGATAGGTGAAGTAATCGAAATCTCTCCCCTTTGGAATCTGCTCGTAAACCTTGTTGGCAGACATGATGACCGGGTTATTGTTATAGTCAAAAATATTCATGGGGGGATCGATAACCTCCCCATCCATAGTTTCGTCCCCGCTAAACTTATATCCCTCTCGTTTGGAGATAGTCTTGGGCTTGTTAAGAGTTATGTTTTCGGCCCTTATCAGCTTGCTGTTCAAGACAAGCTTGCGATCGGTAAACTCGTCTGCACCAAACCCAAAGTCGATTGAAACTCTTCTAGATTTTAATGCCATAAGGTAGCCTCCACTACAGGGCTGCAGGTCCTAGTGTCGTTCCTATTGTATTAAAGTAAAACGCATTAGGTTCTTCCTGAGTAATCAAAGGTTGCACTGTGCCGGGGCCGGGACCAACTACCCCGGTAGCAGATGTATAGTCTAGCCTCCACCACTTAACAAAACAGTAATTTCCTGTTGCTGACATCTTCACATCCGGTAAGTAAATCTCGAATCCAATCTGTCCTACACCGGGGGTCGTTGATGAGTTGTGGGCGGGTGTGACTTGTATCTGCGTTTCCTCCGCAAGCGGCTGATCAAAATAAATGATAAACTCTCCCCATTGACCTTGGAAAGTTGAGGGCATATCAGGTTCAGTCAGGGGCGGCATCGCATGTGAGTAACTTGCAACATTCCAATGAGGACTGTTTGGCAGCACTCCTGCTGTTGCTAGGCCGACTGCGTGGATTTTTGCGCGGGATGTAACGGCATTGTTTCCATGCCTACATAAAACATCTTCTACCCTAGAGGGTATTTCTGTTTCAGTACCAAGCTGACCAACCAAAGGTGCAGGTACATTTGCTGCCCCCACAGCGTTGTAGCTGTATCCCGCACTGACTCCCTTGTAGACGCTTAACGCTACTCCCTGACCTATATCCCAAGGCCCACCTTCAGGCATTATGTCTCTCTTTGTGATTATCGAATATTGACGTGCCGGGGCTACGGCGGCTGTATTATGGTCTAATCTCAACATGGGGACACGAGATACTGTCCACTCAATATAAGCAGTTTGATTACCCCCCTCAGTATCAATCCTATAGTCCAAGCCACAAGCACCCGGCGCAACCGGACTATCGGCATATACAGTCTCAAAAGATTGATGATTAGTGGAAACATAGGCGGCAGGATCTCCACCGTAACCAAGAACTCTACGCCATGTGAACATACTCATTACAGGCCCTACTGTATTTATCTGACCCTGTTGCGTAAATGTTCCAACAGCCGGAAAGGTTGGAGTGGCGTTGTTATAGTTGAAGTTAAAGGTTCTATCGGTATGTGTAAAAATCAATCCGGGTGCATCTGTTACCCCACTCGTATGCAGAGTTTCCCCCGTAAGGCCACTTGCACTAGCATTGGTCAGAAGCAAATCACCAACTGCCGTAGCTGTACAGTTTCCCCCTCCCGCTATCGAAGCATCGGTTCCCGCTATAATCTGAGCAGTCGTAGTCGCCATCACAAGAGCAGAACTTCCCGCAGCCATTTGATTAGATCCGGTTGAACTACTCACAATATCTGTGGCTGAAAGAACTATTTGAGGACAGACACCGACAGAAGGAGGATCAACGGGAGCAAATGCCCCATTGAAGGTACTGTCACCAATGATGATATTCTGTGCGCTTGCAAGCTCAATCCTGTTTGGGATGGGAGCGGCTGCTCTACGCGCCACAATCTGTAGCTGCGCTGTCGGAGCGCCGTAGAACCCTGATGAGTCCGATAACTGAACCTCTGAGTTGTAGTAAACAGGCCCCACTGTTTTGAATGTACTCCCCATAGTGATGGCGTGTCCTGCCACCGCAGACCCGTGATAGACTCCAACATCAGCACTTGAAAACAAACTTATCTGACCCAATACGGGCTGTGCATCAGGAAACAATGGGTCTAATGTATAGAAAGTGAGTTGATGTGAGGCCATATTGATACGAGAATTACCCGCAAAAGGTGCAGGTGGAGTGGGGCCAACCCAATCTAAATTACCTATTTCTAGATATCGCGGGTTTCCTGTTGGGTCATTACCGTATATTCTGCCACCCGAAAATACGTGGGGGGCCGCACCTGCGGTTTTTGTCTCTAAGATAAGCTGAGCTGCACCTGCCGTACCCGATAAGACTTCGATCTTACCCTCGAATGCTGCTCCTCCAACAGGAGTAACAAGTACCTTTTGTCCTACTGCACCATAGTTGAGGGTAAGTATGCCCGGATCGGCAATAATGTCTAAGTCAGTATAGGCGGGAAGGGTAGTTCCCACATTGGTTACAGACCCTGCTTCCAAGACCGAGAACTGTCCTGCCGACAAGTTAGATAAAACAGAAAGGGCATTGTTCCCTGTGGTAAATCTATAGCGAGGGATAGCCTGATAGAATGCTGCTTTTCCGAGTCCAAGAACTGTGTTGTTATAATCGTCTGTGAATCCATCATTACTAGGTAATGCGCCCCCACCGGACGTTAGTTGAATTTCAACTACACCATTATTAAACCATAAGTCTGCCGGAACGTTAGGTGGAACCGCGCCACCGGGGTCTTTGATAAACAGCATAAGACCACCCGCAGGAGAAGCACTTTGGTTCTTGAAGCCAAATGCTTGTGCGTCTGTGGCCTTGTAGTCCTGTCCCAAGCTTTCAAAGGACAAGTCTCCATCTATGGAGATACCCGCAACCCCAATGGGAACCCCATTCCCACCCGTATGGTCATGGGCGTTAAAGGTGTTCTGAATAGCAGTCAGCGCAGTATTGATTTCACCCGCTGCAGTAATTCCCGGTGTAAGTCCCGGTGATGGTAATACTAATGCTAAAGCCATGGTCTATCCCTCTAACTTTTTTAGTCGGTTTTCTAAGTCGATTATTTTTCTACTCAAAGACAATATTATACTCTCCAACTGCTCTTGAATATAATTGATATCCTCATTATCTGAGTCTATCCGCGAGTAGGTTTCATTAGCCATTATACGAAGTACCAATCATTTGGATATTTAGTAAAGTTGACATCGGTCACCCTGAACGGTGTACCCGCATCCCTCTCGATGGCTACATCTCCTATTCTTATTCTTACCATTTCCTTGTCCCTAACAAGAGTTTCCACATTGGATTCCTCTTTTTCAAGACATTTGATGGCTGAATCGATGATGGCATACTCTTCCCACCCCTCACATAAGTAGTGCATCACTGTATCTATAGCCGGAGTAAGAGAAGGAAAAAGGGCATCTCCACCCGCCGGAAGCATCTGAAAGTTTTGATCGGTATTCATGGTGACCACAAAAGTATTTGTTCCTAGATCAACACTTTGGATCGTTCCCACTGATTGAGGAGCGCTCGTCGTGGGCAAATTGTTTTGAACGTATGAGGGAAGACCCTGATCTACCCGGTTATTATGATAGGTATTAATCAACGCAATACCTGCCGGAGCCATGGTGATGACGGTTCCATCTGCCGATACCGCAGTGATGTTACCAAAGGATCCTCCACCTAGATAATCTGTGTTTATGCTAAAGGGTTCTAAGTGATGGCGGCATGGAATGTACCATATCTTTATAGGAGTATTGGCTACATCATTGGTGAACTTAATCCTGTCCCCAACAAAGCAATATTTGGTGTTGTAGGCCAAGACCGTGCTTGGGAGGTACTCAAGCATATCCCGCTCACCGAACATAAACCTTTCCATGGCAATTAGCCTACCCCCCACATCGATGGAGATCCCCTCTAACTTCATAAAATCGTTTATGCCAAAATTGGATTGCCCTGCAACTGTGCGAATAAAGTATTCTCCACTCCCGTCAAGAGTGGCATCCACCTCATTCATCACATAATGCTGATAGCTTGTAACGAATAAATCGTAAAGCTCAGTTAGCGAATCATTAAGATATCTATATATCTCTGCATCCGTAACAAACTGAGTATTCTCCATATCCGCTCTACGGCGAACACGAGTTGTCATAGACAAGAGAGTAGCACTGTTTGCCATAACTGCTCCGACTACGCAGTGCTATTGTGTATCCTAATAAAATCCGACAATGAATTTTCTAATCTCTCAGCATCTCCGGTTTTCAGTGCTTCAATTACTGCATAGGTAGCAGCATTGGGAGCAGAACTTTTCTTGGGCTTTGGAGTATCCGTTTGAACCCGTTGGAGAATGGTTTTAACCATCTTTTCTCTATCAGTCATAACACACCACTTGCGTGAAAAGAAAGGGACACGAATGCCCCTCCCATAAATTATAAATCAGTTACCATTATAGTAAAATTTAATTGATCAGCAGCGCCCCATGCGGATGCTGCTCCATCTCCCTTTTGGAAAGAAATGCTTCCATCGACAGTAAGGTTGTCATTACGAATGCTACTTGTTTCTCCAACATTGGCAATAAGAGCAGGACTGTAATCATGCAGAATACAAAGACCTTCACGTATTGCACCACCAATTAAAGTAATGGTTAAATCATTTCCTGCAACTGCAGCAGTCCATCCATTTCCCCTGCTTGTCGCAGAACCGGGAACAGAACCTGATATTTGTCTCATTGGATGAGCGGGATCTCCCGAAATTCCCGCTAATTCACTTGAAAGTACACCTGCCATTTTTTTATCTCCTTAAATTAATTAGTCGCATTGGATACCATTATAGTAAAATCCATACGATCTGTAGCCACTAGGTCTACATCACCCGGTACAACATCATTGCCAAGAGCTAAGTCTATAGTTCCATCTACGGCAAGATTATTCTGAGTAACCCTGACGGTTGTACCATACCTAGCAGGTACAGTAGTATTTGAATGTCTCGCCAACACAACTATGGTTTCAAGAGCCGCCCCTCGGTCCAAAGTAATTCTGATACCCGCCACAGGATTACCGGCACCATCATCCCCCGTTGCCACAGAAGCAGCAGTAAATCCTGATCCTGTAAGGGCGGGTGATACCATAGGAACTGCATCCGGCGTAATACTACCTGATGTCTGAGTCATAGGATGACTAAGACTTCCTGATATACCTGCCAACTCTTTTGATTCAACACCTGCCATTTTTATCTCCATTCTCCTGAAGGGGGTACAAGACCCCCTTCAGTGTAAGAATTATGGTAAAATTACTCTGCCGTTCCAACCCGGTGCTTTGCACGAGAGTTGAGCATAGTAACCAATCCGACACTCAATAGCATCAGCATCTGTAACACGCAGCAAGCGATTGCCATCGTGACTCAAGATGCGTGGGCATTGACCCAAGCTATTCATTGTCCAAGTGTCTAATTGAAGCAACCAAGCAGTAGCAGGTTGACAATCTGCATCAGGAATACACTTAATAGTGCCATATGGAGCATGAAGCTCTAATGCTTCAAATCCAATTTTTCCTTTTTCAGATGGACCTTCTCCGTCTGACTTGACGTAGCGGATACGACTATTCGCTCCGGCTCCAATCTCATTTACAAGCGCTGAAAATCTATCAAAGCTCATAAAACAATAATCAGGTCTACCACCCTCTCTACCAATCAGCGATGCTGTATCGATAAGAGTTTGTTCAACGGTAGCCCCGGTGACACCACGGATTCCTGCCAAACGGGTAGGATCTGTACTTCGGTCTACACCGAAGAAGTTATCACCCGGTATAGGTGCCAATGTGGGTAACCATGCCTCAAGACCACTGATCTTAAGATTTCGGTCACCAACAACAATGTACTGATCACCAATAGCAGGAACACCTGCTCCGCCTACTTGCGTAGCCGTAAAACCCGGAGTTGCGCCCCCACGTTGTACAGCAGTTACAAGCAACTGCATGGTTGGGACCGCAGCATTGTCTTGAAGTAGCATACCTACTTCAATGCCTGTGATCTGATCGGCTAGAGCCGCAACAGAGTTAACCTGAACAGTAGCACCGACAACGACATTACCACCCGCCGTATCAAAGACTATACCACTTCCATCACGAAATGCAGCATGACACAGTGATCGAGTGATAGCGCTCATGGCACCGTCGATCTCTGCAGTCGCTGCTTGCATAAATGCGTTGGAATCACCCTTCGACGCATCCAAGGTTTCTCCATCAACACGAGCAATCGAATAATCTCGATTTCGTGTGAGCAAGAAACTCTGAATTTGGGAAGGTTGGTATTGGTTAGGCCCTAAGGCCGCACCTGTCTTTTGCGCTGACGTAAAGGTAGCACTTCTGTTTTGTGGGTTGGCACTCATTACCGGGACGGGCATAACCCGGCCACCCATTTTAGTGTATTTAGGTAACAGTGCTAGGAGTGGTCTATTCTTATAGACTAAATCCGTAACCTGTTGCCCATGATAATGCTCTTTTAACGCTTCTTCAAAGCTGACAAGATCTAAATCTCCCGCAGGAGAAGCGAACATATTGACGTGAGCGTATACTTGATGAGCCATGTTCGTTTCCTTTCAGTTTTATCCCCACCGTAACTTAGCTGCAGCCCTCTCAATGGACTCCTGCCTCGTTATCGGTTCATCGTCCACATAACGTGGAGCTTGGGTTCCGATATCATTAGTTAATGTTTTCTGCCTACTGTCTCGCGGCACAGGGGTTCTTCGGCTCTCGCCTACCCTCGCTAATCCTAACTTCTCTAACATCCTATCAGAAGCTACATATCTTTTCGCTTCTTCCTCATAAAACTTTTGGACTGCTTCACATGCTGTTTGCTTATCCATCACGTTGCCTGTCTCGTTGTAGTGTTGTCCAATAACACTCAGCACGACATCTTCGGCATCGGCACCTTTCAATATATCAAATTCATCTTCATTAGTATCTATGAAATCGCGCACTTCCACAAGTGCTTTTTCATAGGCTTCTTTTGCAACCGCTTCCTGATGTTGCGTATTTCTTTTCTCAGAAATCTCTTCTTGTCCCTTTATCTGACCCTCCAAGTTCTCAATCTTACTCATAATATCAGCCTTGTAGGCATCTTCAGGAGATTGACTCAGACTATTAAGGTGATGGTCAGTGTACTTATCGTAAGTTAATCCCATAGATTCTGCGAATGCTATTGGATCTTTTTCAACGGTATCAAGTTTTCCCTTGAGTTCATCTAATGACCCTTCCTTGCTCTTAAGGTCTTGCTCTTTCTGTCGAAGAGAAGCCTCCTTTTCTGCAAGTTCAGCGGCTTTCCTGCTTGCGTCAAAGACATTAGGTTCTTCTGCTACTTCATTTTCTTGCTGTATTGCTTCTTGATTTTCTTCGCTCATCATTTTTCCTTTCAATTATGATGGTAATTCTTGTCCGGGCATCTGTGCCAACTCCGACATTATGTTGGAGGGTTGTGCCTGTGGTGGTGCGTTGGATGCTTGAGCCTGAGCCTGTAATTGGGCCGCTTGCATTTGCTGCGCCATTACCTGCTGCTGTTGAGCCTCCATTGCTTGGTTCATTAAGGAACTTGCATCGGCAACAAAGCGCCGCATGAGTCCCAAACGATCTTCATCAACGCCATCTAGCCTTGCACGAATGTAAGCTTGATTCATTTTTTTCATAGAAAGAGCCAAGTTGCTAAATGGTTCAGGAGCAATATAAACCCCCTCTTCAATTATTGTCTCGATAATCATATCGATTTCTTCCACTGCAGCGTTCTCCAAACTCTGTACAGATTCTATATCAGGAAAATCCAATAAAGCCAACCCATCTTCTCTTGAAAGAAGACCCGATCTCATCATTTCCTCTACGGTCTGAAGTCTTGCCGCCGGAGTAACCGGAAGTAGTGCAGTTGGATATATTTGCATCACATATTGATCTTCGGCTAGATCAATATCTTTCCATTCAATACTTTCCATATTGTCTTTAGAGAATGCCGTAATAGAAAAATCCTTGTCTCCGTCTTCGGCCAAATCCCTTGCTATATTTACCATCTGCCTCGCTGCATCTAAGTACATTTTCTCATACGATCTACCAAAAGCTAGAAACCTCTCGCTTTCAATATCAGAGAACTCACGCAACGCTCTGCCGCTCTCAATGCCTGATGGCTTTCGAGCAGAAGCAGCCAACTGACTTACTCCCACAATTTCATACGCCCTTTGATAGAGCCTATCCAAGTGAAGAAACATCTCAGGACTTACCGCATTGGCAGTCTTGTATATCGGGGGAGTTCCGGCGTATTCGATTACCCCACCAATTTCATTATTGATATGGCCCTTCGACACCTTACTTCCCCGCTCTATAAAAATCTTTGGAACACTGCATAGATGCAAGGAGATCTGTATAGTCTTAAGCATCTTATTGATCTCGATTTGCAATCCGGTCAGTTGCTCCGCAATTCCCTGACCCCAATATCCCATTCCTCTATCGCTCCACCGAAGGGAAACAAAAGGAAAGTAGGGACGATTATATGGTTCGTCTAAAAGAGTTACGCTGTCGATCACTATACTGTGTCTGCCGTCCTGAGCATCTCTAGAGGATGGTAAGTGCCACGCTTCGATTACGGTTACATGCGTAGCAATTGCCATAGTGGAGCTTCCATCGCGCTCCATAGTGGCTGTTAGAATTTCTTTCTCCTTCTCAGGATACAGACCTATCAGAACCTCCCGGTTCACCTGCTTCCTCTGAAAGGCTTGACGTGGAGTTCCGTAGATCGCTTCAGCGTCATCAATAAGAATCTCATGGGGGAATACCCTCTCGCCCACAATGTTGCCATCGTTCTCGTAGATCTTCATAAACCCTGTACCGAATATGCAAGCATCCCGGCACACGTCTTCGCCTACCTCGTAGATATCGCTTGCATAGAATAAGCCCTGCGTGAACTTGTTGAGAAGCTTGGCCTTTCTCTTCATCGAATAGTCTGCCCCGCTTGTCAGGAATAAAGGACGAGGTCTGTTTCTCATAATCTTTGATACGATTGTGGAAACCATAGAATGAACCACATTCAGCGTGAGTCGTTGGTCAGCGGTAAAAGAGGTAGAAGGCGCTCTTGCATACTGATTAGCCGTTAGACCTGCTATGGGTAAATTTCCGTAAAGACGCAAGTGTCGGAGATCTGCATAGGATCGGTATTGTTGGTTATCAGCAATATACATAGCCGCATCCCACACATAGGAGTACATATTCTCCTCGTCCATTTGCCACCAAAAGGTATTGAATTTATCTTTATAGGCCATACTTCCTCGTTTCTAATGCTGACAGTCCCATTATGCTTTGTGAGTATTCCTCACGCAATTGCTGAACCTTAAGCCTAGATTGGTTTAATTGCTCAGTTAAGATGTCTGCCTTAACTGCATTCTTCTGCAGCTGTAAATCAAGTGAGGCATCCCTTAGACTCTCTAAGCGCTCCTGTGCAGCCTCTGCTTGTAGTCTATCCATTTTTGCTTGCATCGCTTTTGTTGGCTTAGAAGGCGCTACCGTCATTGATGGTTGGGATCGCTCTCCTGTCCTAGAAGGCGCTTTGGAAGGAGGTACTGTCCAAGCATTCTCCTTTTCTAATTGCTTCTTGGCAAGATATGCCTCTTCCCCCACCGATTCGTCTAACCTTGCCTTGGGGTCAGAAGCCTGAAATGTTCTAGACTCAATCTCCCTCTCTAAACGCCTCTGCTTCTCCGTAGTGATTTTACGATCTAACGCAGCAGATTGACGTGGAGTAGCAATCACCTCGTCAGGTTCAGTCGCAATGGGGGGAAGTGGAGGCTCTTCTTCGGGTACCAAGGGTACAAGATCCATGCGGGGTGGTGCTTGTGCTTCCGCTTTTTGTTTTTGATACCACTCCGGCCCCGCACTCTGTGTATCCTCTTTATCACTCCAAGATTCACTCCATGTTTGGCTCACCGTATTATTTGAAAACACCAACTGTAGAAGTTTATCTGCCAACTCAACATTCTCAGATGCATCAATATTGGCTAAAAGCTGTTGGACTGTGTCTAGCGCTGCCTGATCGGCCAAAGGGCTTCCGTTTGCCATTACCCTCTCCCTCCTGCTGAATAGTATAATAACTCTTCTTCTTCATCAGCACTCAGTTCACGTTCCGGCGAGGTATCAATAAACTTACTAATACCTTCTGCAGGAAAGGAAACAAAATGCGTGAACTTCAAGCTGACCTCTCCAATGGTAAATTCCTGAACACCATTTGCACGAAGAATCCTTAGAAACTCATCTAGTTTACCTGTATTCTCCATCATTTCCAAGAGCTTAGACGTTTTTTTTCCTATCATAAATCCTCCCACCATTCCATTTCTTCTTCTTTTTGTACTTTGATTAGTTCTCTAACTTCCCATTCATCCCAATATTTTTTCCAATATTCTTGAGTACCATACGTTGGATTAAATGGCAATTCTTCGCTACAATAGTGTTTAGACTCGCGCCACGCATAAAGAAAGGCATCAGACAGATGATTTTCAAACCTCTTATCTTCGGACTTTCTATCCTCCTGCCACTGCAACAAACCCCACTCACCTGCCAACAAGCTGTTCGGTGGGACTTTGACGAACCCGGAGCGGAGATCAGAGTTAAGAAGTTCAATGTAGCTAAACTTGTCATGTTTCGTTGCGGCGAAAACGGGGAGATTATAACGGATACGGAACTCCTCAGCGATGCTCTTTCCAAGACCTCCGGTATCCATTACAATTCTGATGAATTTATACTCGTCCATGAGTTGTTGGATCTTCTTGGCGATTACTGCCGGAATCATCCCGACTTCTTTCATTTCATAGACAAGATAGAGAGTAGGAAGGTACCTATTAAAGGCACAAACAGTAAACGCACTTGCATCGTTGAATCCCAAATCCACTCCAAGTATATACTCGAAGTCATAATCAATGGTGGGGAGGGAGTCGTACAAATTAACAGCCTCGTCGAATTTATAAACCAAACTGTCTGTGGACCGAATCCATCTCCCGCACCACTCACGAAGATAAACAGGATTCTCATTGTCCCATCCCCTACGCTTCATTCGTCGCTCTAGCCACTCATCTGCATGAGGGACGTGCGGATTATCCCTGATTGTCCAATGATGGTTGCTATAGTCACTGTACTCATCGGTGGTAACCCTGTAAAAAATACCCGCGCAAGCAGCATTTGGAGTTCCTATAAGACACATCGTTCCGTCATGGTCTATTAGAGTAGGCTCCAAGACCTCCTCCACAAGCTCATCCATATGAGGCCCAAAGGAAGCGCACTCATCAATGACGATTAGTACAAATGCACTCCCCCTGAGCTTATCTACGTCTGCTTGGTCATTCGCTGCCGTCAAATATATGACACTCCCATTGGGTAGATATGCGGTCAACTCTGAGTTATTGAAGTTGATGTTCATACTATACTTGCGATCTAACTGCTTGAGCTTAGGCCACATTACACGCTTTGCATTAATGCGTGTCAAAGCGATGTATGCCGCCTCGCTCTCAGGATTCTCTAAGGCTTGTTTTAAGAGATAAACCGCAGCAGAGTGTGTCTTCCCTGCACGGCGCGAACACAGGGCAGTCTTGAGCTTTGCAGGGTCACTTATGAAGTCTACTTGCTTGTCGAAGCAATCCTTATAGAATTGAGTAGACCTTTCTGTGGCCTTGAGTGCCTTCTCTTTTTGAGGTGGCTCTCCGAATCGCTTGACGTATTCCTTGAGTACCTCACGCGCTTCTATAGGATTCATGTGGGTTTCTTTAGACATACTTTCCACACTGTACCACCTAAGATTGTTTTGACCATGCAAATAGCATCCTTGAGGGCCTTGGGCATCTTACCATCTATCTGCGCCTTGATACGATGAACTTCATCATCCGTCATGGATGGTCTACCCGCCTTGTTATACTCTGCTGCCCTTTTATGGCAATCAGTTATAATTATGCCGTTTACCTCGTAGTCCCTATTTTTCCCCAACTTGAACCTTCTCCTCTACGGGCATAAAGATTTTCCAATCTACCTGCTTAAACCGCTCAAACGGCAGCAGTTTTCTTTTTGGCTTTGGTTTGCTTCTTGGCGATTCCTCGCGTAGCTTGTTTTCCTTTTTGTTTGTCATCTTTGGTAGCCTCCTTTTTGAACTCGTGTATAGCGGGTTCATTTAAGGTTTCAAAAGAATCCACATTTTCCAAAGGCACACAAGTGCTTTCGTGGTTCTTGTGGACGATGACTATACCGTCTATTAACTCGATATAATCAGCACCCCACCCTTGCGCATCTTCTATGGTCGCAAGTCGGCTAAGTTTTCCATGTCTCACTCTTACGTTATCTCTGAACTGAACGCTCTTAAGCCTCATTTCTTTTTCCCTCTTTCATATAAATATACAGTAAATATGGATTATAGATAATGTTATTTTCTTCTTTGCTCTTTTTTCGCTTATACTTCATAAAATGAGTAGTGATAATATGCGGGACCTCCTTCCAACCGAACTCATTCAAGAGCATCCCGCCTATGCCCCTCTTTCTATACTTCTTCTTAACATAGATAAAGTGTAACACAAGTGGGTCATAGATCTCGCCGCACACCCACCCATAGATTTTGGTGGGACTCGCCGCATCGCAAGCGACACGCAACACTGAACGTTCGATCAGGCAATCTATGATCTTGCGGTGTTGAGAATAGTAAACACTGTTGACCACCCCCACAGAGAAGGGGCTTTCCCTATACTGCTTTAGCCAACTGTTATAGATGAGGGGCAGGTCATCCTGTATGGCCTCCCTGATAATTATGTCTAGTTCCTCTTCCAATTTAGACCTTTCTAATTGACAAGATGCTTCAAAGTATATATATAAATATCTATTAGATAAGTAACACGCTAAGGCGGCAGTGAGGGGGAGTTACTTATTAATTAACTTATCTAAGTCCACATCACTCATCTTCAATGACTTAACCGCTTTCTTAATCCGGCTCTTCAACTCCTTATCATCCATTTTATCTACTTCGCTTAAGCCGCGCACATCACTCTCTATCCTCACCAACCTGTCCAATGAGTTGATAAGCCTCGACAAGTGCTTGGATTCATTCTCATCCAAACACTCGACGGACGTACCTATCCTAGATGCCAACTTGGTCATCTCCACATGGAGCAGAGACATGAAGTCGGACACAAGACCCTGTGAACTTGGGACAACTCTCGTTACCTGCATCTTCTTACGGGCAGATAACTTATCAAGCTTTTCCTTTTGGGCTTCTTCCTTATTCAGATTTGGAAGAGGGGTTAGCCGATGTGGCTTTTCCATTATTACCCGCTTCCGGCTCAGGTAGCCCTGCCTCTAGCTGTGTCACCACGCTAAGGGCAATATCTAACCCGTCAATCTGAGTATCCACAATCGACAGTTGCTTAGACAGTCTGTCTATCTGATGCGTAAGCGAACCTCGTTGGGTACATAGCTCTTGGTACTTCCCGTTGATAGCTTCCCTGCTCTCGGTAGCATCCACGCTAGTAGCTTCCACGTTTTCCATACTTTAATCCTCCTGATGATTTACTTGGTTTCTTTTTCTTTTTACCTTGGCTTGCCTTGATGGCTCTACCTTGGCGTTCTGCTGCTTCTTTAGTTGAGTATTCTTTTCCACTAGAACCCCACTTGTACTTTCCACTTGGTGTTTTTCTTACGGGCATGTTTTTAACCTCCAAAAAATAAAATGGGCTTATAAAATAGTGATGTTTCTGTGTGTGTCCATTCTAATGGTAATGGGATTTTTTCGAGGGGGGGTCGGGATTTCCTTAACGATATCAACCACTTAGCTAAGCCCGTAGAATCATTCATCTTTATTTTCCTTAACAATATCAGGCACTTGCCAACCCATTAATATCATTGAACTTTATTTTCTTTAATGATATCAGGGGTTTAAGAACCTTAATGATATCAATAACTTGCATAAATACGCATAAAACCGTTAAATATCGGCTATTTACACCTATTTTAGTGAATAAACTATGTTTTTCAGGGGTTTTGCTGTTAATGATAAGAACGGCCACTAGCTTTCGCCTCTAATTGTCTGTTTTGTCTATGCTTCCCGTTCTATCCTAAATCCTTAATGATTGCAATACCTATTTTCTTCAATGATATCATGCAGTTATCTAAACTTCCCTTTAATAGTATAATGACAGTATTTCCCTAATGATTTCAATGACTTACAGACCCATTCAATCTGATGCCTTTTTACCTCACCATGGGGCTTTTTGTCCCACCCTGAATCCTAATGATATCAATGACTTGCCAAATCACCCCTAAAAACTGATGCCCTAGTGCCCCACCCCCTATTTCTTAACTGCCCGTAATTACTCAAGTAAATAGTTGGCACATTGTCTGCAATGTACTTAGGCATGAACGCAGCAACAACGCTGCAATGACATAGGGGGCGCGAATGGCAATATGCTATCGTGCTGAGGACGATGATGGTGCGGGAACGTACGCATCACCTCAGCAATTGAGGCGCGAACGTACAAGTGACAAGGTATCCCGCAAGGGAGCGGTGAAGGTACGCAAGCGCAACGGTGGCTTTGTTGACTACGGCCCTGCTTATAAGACAAGCAGGGGCGCGGCAAGCAAGGCGAAGCTGTTCTCATACTTTGGCAATGAGAGCAATGGCGAAAATTCAAGAGTTTATCTTGCTGCTGCGCAGTATGGTGACGGTAAATTTGATTGTGCTTTGCATTTGCAAGGCAAGGTCATTACAAGCTTGCGTGGCGTAAATGCGACCAAAGCTATGGCGTTCGCTCGAGAGTATATGGGTATGGAAGCGCAAGGTTATGAAGTATGCACCTATCGCGTAGGTAGCTTTGCATAATGGGGCCTAATTACCCCATATGGGGTATAAAGGCACCAATAAATGGGGCCTAATTACCCCACCGATACGAGCTAAGTGACTGATATTGCTTGGCACTAAACATGGCACACTAGGTGCAATGAGTATAAACATGAACATGGGGGTTAACATGAGAGAATATGAAGTTAAAGACTTGCTCACGTTGGGATGGATTACGATTCGATTTGTAGGCGACGAAAACATCTACTTTAAGCACCACAATGTGTGGTGCTATATCAAGGTAGGTTAACAATAATTTAGGGAGGACAAAATATGAAGACTTTTGCACAGCAATCTATGCCTTTGGAGGTACGCTTGCAGCGTATCCGGGCATGGCAACAAGCTTATGCAGTGAACGATACAGCCGAAAAAGTGTGGCTCAATCTAAGCTGCGATTTTATTCCGGCGGCACCGCATGTGGGGCGTGCAGGTATCGTGAGGGCTGAGAGTGAAAAACTCAAGGAAAAATGCAAGCAGGTATATTGGAGCTTTTTACCTGCTCCGGTGAAGCTTGTGCGAATCTTAACGGGAAGGCGATAAATAGAATGTATTTTGACAGATTTGATATAGTCTCGGCGCATTATTGGTTTTGTGCCGATTATCATGGTGGGCAAGGTTGCTACCTATACGCTAAACTTTGCAGAATAAGTGAATATTTTACGCCATCGCCTTTGGCCAATGGCCCCGGAAGCAAGAACGCTCGGGAAATTTATGATAACTTGGTTGCCGAAAATGGCCACATTTAACGGAGAGAATAACCAAATGGAGAAGATTTTAAGAAAAACTGCGTGGCATTTAGCTGCGCATATTGATGAACATTTGCGCAAGACATCCCGCAAGAGATTGGCCGCGCGACTGATGCATGAAGTAGAAATCGAGGAGGTAATCTTCGAGGGTTTAAGCAAACTTGGACTAGGGGAAAAAAATGTATGATAAAGATGATAGCCTAAGCGCTAGGCTGCTAGGATTTATTCAGGGTAAACCTGCGTACTTGGTGCAGCTTCAAGAGTTAGGGCATCCTGACCACATAGCTGACCATCTAACTGAAGACCTGCTAGGACTTCTGCACATGATGCGGGAACTTATGGTAGACCAATGGACAACGGCAAGGGGTATTGCCTATGGGACAAGGGAACTCCTGCGCTTTGTGCATGAAGAAAGCTTCGACGATTTTCTAGATAGGGTGGATGTGAAGTGGATAGCGCAGCACATAG